CTTCAATCCACCAGTAGTTGGTTCCGCGATACTCCTTGAGTGCTTCGTCCTTGTCTGCACCAGTGTCAAGATAAACAAAACGCTCGAAAGCCGTCTCGCCGAACAGCTTCTTGATGTTCTGCGTGCGCAACGCCTGAGCAGCAGGATCCAGCGACAGAGAAGTGATCAGATGGAACACATATCCGTGCTCTTCGTGCAGCTTGCGGACATAGTGGATAGCGTCACGGAGAGGAGGAAGGAAGCCAATCGCAGCAGACTCATTGAACATACGAACGAGTTGACGCTTGTGATCATTTGTGATCCCATAGCGCTTATCCATCTCATAGTGGCGGTGATAGTCTTTGACTAGCTCATAGCCGTGGCGTTGCATCCATACATTGAATGCATATTCCCAGTTAAGCAAAACGCCATCGGCATCAGTCAAAATCACATTATCATACAGCATAATATAGTCCTTAGTTAGTAGGAGTCGTCGTGTTCCATATCCTCGGTAAACTGATCGAGAACGTCATGCGCATAGAACGATCCTCGACTGTAGTTGTACTTACCACGATCTTCGTCAACTCGGCGGATGCGAAGATCCTTTTCGAGAGACTGCCGCTTATGCCGGGACTGTTTCTTGTTCCGTGCATCGTAGCGAGAATATTTGGCCATTTCTAGAAAGCTCCTTGTCCGTAGTCGCCAATTGTATCTTCGATTTCCTGTAGCAGGTCTGTATACCCACCAATCACCCTTTCGTTCCACGTGATCTGTGGAACAGTCCTTGCCTCTGGAAACAGACGCTTGAACTCATTGCGGTTGTTATAATACTCATTATCAATGCTTTTGTACTGGAAGTCAAGCTGATATTTTTCACAAACTTCGATTGCTTCTCTGCAGTAGCTGCACGTCTCGGTCCCGTAGATTACTATCATGTGCTCAACATCTCCTTTGTCATCAGATAGTCTCGCACAATTCCTGACCTAACGATATCATCCCAATTGAAGTTAATGATCTTGAACATGTTAAGATGTTCGAGGATGTTTGTAAACTTAAACAAGCCGTCTTTGTCTGATTGGTATTTGAAGTCGGTTTGTTTGTAGTCGCCACAAAAGATGATGCGAGAGTTTTTGCCTAGCCTTGTCATAACGGTGTCAAGTTCTTGAAAATTCAAGTTCTGTACTTCATCAACGATGACCACCGCATTGCGCCAAGTCACTCCGCGAAGGTATGAGGTGGTGTCAAAAGAAATCCGTTTGCTGCTAACAGCCTTGTTGTATGACGATGTGTCTCCAAATAACTCATCGCCAATCTGCTTATATACAGCGGTGTATGGATCTTCCTTTTCCTTCTTCGTTCCAGGAAGGAAGCCCATATCACGAACAGGAACTGTTGACCTAATAATGATTAGCTTGTCATATGGCGTATCTTCTGTTAGCACAGCCTCAAGGCCGAGATACATTGCGATGAATGTTTTGCCTGTGCCGGCACATCCAGCTAGCATTAGATTAAAGCCATCATCCCAAGCTTCAAATGTCTTTTCCTGATTGGTTGTGATAGGTTCAAATTCTAGCAGGTCGTCGATACGGACGTTCATGCTACCATTAGCCTTTTTTGTGCGTTGGGTCATTTAGTTGTTAATCGTGTTCCCACGGCCGGAGCCTGATTTCACCCTACTAAGAACATCACCCCACCCACTACCTGCTTGGCGGAGAGGACTCTTAGCTGCTTGTACAAAGTTTGGGGTTGCGAGTGTTTGTTCCCACTCGCCCTGCGATAGAATTTCTTCACGTTCCGATAGAGATAGAATCATCTCCTTGACCTCACCAGTCTGTTTGTGTTTCATCGTATATCGTGGCATGTAATATCCTTGTTGTCGGCTGGCCCTGCTGTGACCAGCCGACCAGTTTACTCCCTATGCAATTTTTATATCGGCAATATGACTTTCAATGAATTCAAGCTTTCGCTTGAGCTTCAACACTGATTCAGTTTCTCCCCTTTGCTTTAAAAGCGCAATACAGTTAATAACGTCTTGTGTATCTTGTAATAGTCTGTCATATTGGATTTTGGACATGCATACTCCTTATTATTGTTATAAGACTACTTCTTAATCAGATCTGGAAAAGCCTCCTGTACTAGTTTCTTGGTGATACCTTGTGCGGGTGCCTTCTTATTGATCATAGAACACACCAGCTCCGCATCGCGAGGATGAATAGATTCAACCAAGCGAACGAACATTGTTTCGCGTTTGATCGCTGGCATCTGATCGCCAGGACCACCCTTAACGAAATACTTAAACTGTTTGTGCTGTCGGGAAAGTGTGTTGGGTGCAGTGCGGGCTTCTGCGGGTTCATATGGAACCTTACCTCCAGGCAAGTTCCACTGAACAACTTCGTCGAAAGAACCTCTTAGAATGTCCTTTAGTGGCCAGGACTCATACTTACGCAGAAGCTCAATCTTCTCTTTGCGGGTTTTAGCTGCTGCAGCCATATCCACAACTTCATATACAAATTTGTTATTACTAATAGCCATTAGATAAAATCTCCAAGATCTTCAAGCAAATTGCGGCAACGCTTTTCCATGAAATAATTCATAACCTTAGTCTTGTCTGCACTCTTCTGCTGCCTTTCAAAGTTATTTATAATTTCTTGTTTGTACTGAGCGGGTGCCTGAGAGAGGTTAATTAGTTTATAGTTGCGCTGATAGTTACGGTAGACCTCCAGACCCATTGACATGGGATCCTTAGTCAGCTGATCGATGGCAGACTGTCTCAGGGCAGTTTGACGGATGCAGTCAACAAACACATTATCAGCAGAAAGCACGTTAGGAATACCATCTGCCTGGTCACCCTTCAACACACGCTCAATTAGCTGCTTGCGAGGATGCT